CATGGTGTATACGTCTGTCCAATTGAATCCACCATTTGCATAGTAAACCAATTGAAATAACTTTTGATGTAATAAAGTAGAATAATTAATCGGCAGGGTAAAAAAAGTCAACCCCAAAAGGTATACGAAGTGCCTCCGTTTCACCCGTAATCAACGATTCATAATTAAATGTTAAATCTAAATCAGGAGTAATTTCGGATATGTGCTTTCTTAGAGCTTTTGAATCAGCTGCTAATAACTGATTTGTAACATATGTACTTATATATCCGATATCTCTTGTACCATTAACTTCTGTAATGATTCTTCTATATCTAGTTGTAATTTCGTTACTTTGCTTTAAAGTTTTTTCAGATGCTTCAATATCTTTTGCAATTGCAATTTCATCACCATGTGTAAGTAATTTAAACTTAATTGGTGTTTTTGATTTTGGAAGTATAAATTCGTATTCGTTATTTCTATTTAATTTACTTTCGTCAATATCTTTTATCTTTATTTTAGCTAAATCAATTGTAACACTTGTTGGTTCATTATCACCGGGGTCGTTAATTGTTACATCATACTCAGTACCGAATGCCAATATTCTAGATGTAATTAATATTGCATTTTTATCACCCAATACTAAATCATTAATGTTTACTCCTGGTTCAACTACTACTGATTCTAATAACTTATCCAAATGTAATCCTTTACGAATTAGATTTTGATTTGTAATAATGTCCTCTTCTTTTGCAGTCATTAATTTGATTGTAACCTCTCCTTTTGATAGGGGATTGCTTTCTGCATATACCAATCCTTTTGATGGTAGATAGATAATTTCCGTTGGAAATTGAAATGATTTTTGTGTTTGAGTTGGTTGCGTACCCAGTCCTCTTGTAACCTGTTGCTCTACTTGTTGTTCTACGTTTTGTTCCATAATAAAATATAACTTTGTGTTTAATAATATATATACACTTTTTAAAAAAATAAAAGGGATACTTTGTGGGTATCCCTTTCGTTTATTATTTTTAGTCTAAATTAGAATTCTAAGATAGCGTAATCATATGATAATGTTAATTCGATTGCAACTGGGTCGTTTGAACTCCAATCTAAATCACCAAAGTTTGCTTGAGAAATAAATGCACCTTTTAAAGTCCATTGTTCTACCTTATCACCTACTGGTCCTAAGATATAGAATGTTACATCTTTTTTGTAGAATGCAGCGTATCCGTCTCTACCTGTTAATGACTCATGTGATTGTCTAACCCACTCCATAACTTGTTGTGCACCTGATGGTACAATTGGGTCATAAAGAGTAATGTTTACATCATCCCATGTAGACTTTCCTTTAATCTTTCTTTTTACATTAATATGGTCTAATTCAACAACTTCCGATGTGAATGTAGGTCTACTTGCAGTTTTAATGATATACGATTCTATACCGTTAATTTCCATAATGAACCTATTACTTAACTTTGGTTCAAAGTTCTTATAGAAAATTTTATCAAACTCTAATATTTCTGGCATTTTACTTTATTTTTTAATTCTTTTATATAAATATCTATTTCTTAAATTATCCGTTAAATGCTGCTCCAGTTGGTAAGATGTTGAAATCAATTTGAATGAATTCAGCGGTCTTAGTTGGTTGTAAGTAGATAGCACCTTTCATAATGTTTCTATCAATTACATCTGGAGTATTATTTGAATCGTCCATTACAACACGGAATGCGTACAAACCTTGTCTTTGTTGGATTGATTCTAAATAAGGGTTAACAATATTTAAAAATCTATTTCTTGTCTCTGCTGTGTTTTGTTCGAATACTAAGTATCTTGAAGTAGATGCGATGTATTTTCTTACAGTTAATAATAATCTTCTAACATTAATTCTGTCTAATGCAGATGGTTTATCTTGTAAGGTTTTTTGACCGAATACTACGATACCTTGTCCTGGGAACTGAACGATTGGATTTACTTTGTTTTCGTATAAATCATCTTTTTCAGACTGAGTTAATCTATTCAATACACTAACTGCTCCTATTAATCCACCTCTATTTAAACCTGCTGGTGCGAACCATTCAGCTGCTACTCTATCGTTTGCTGCGAATACGCCAGGTAATAATACTGATGGTGGAACTGTGATAAGTTTGTTTGTGTTTACATCGATTGTTTTAATCCAAGGATAATAAACAGCCGCCATATTTGAATCTACTCCCTGTGCATTTTGTATTGTTAATTCTAAAGATGTACCTGCATTGCCGGCATCTCCAATAAAGAATGCGTCGTTTCTTTGTTCAACCATATCCAAAATTGAAGTCCAAACTGAAAGGTGGTCTTGTCTATTAACATGTGGTGCAACTACCATATTGATATCATATTCGTCAGCGTTTGATAATGCTGCTATATGTTTTCCGTATGCTAATTTACCTGCAGTTGTTGCTGGTTCAATATCTGCTGCGTTTGTATTTGGTGCAAATCCGTCAAAACCTTCTTGGAATGCTACTACGAATTGTCTTTTTGCAACATCGGATGATGTTTGTGTTAATGGATTCAATGTTAATCCACAAATAGTATCTAATGAGAATACAGAATTTGCTCCATTTCCTGCATTTTCAGGAATTGGTTTCATATATATTTTGTTATCTGCATTATTATCTAAATCAATACCACTATACTTTGTAGAGTCTACTACTGAGCCCGTTGAGAATGTTACTCTTGGAATAAAGTTTGCGTAGTTTCCTGCGTTTACAGGTAATTGATATGCAGCGTGTCCGAAAGGTACTGCTTGAACTGGAGCTTGTTGATTTAAATATGAAATTCTAATATATTTTGAATTATTAACCCAATCACCACTTTCAGTTATTTTACCTGTTATTGAATCAATTTCTCTTTTTCTATCACCAATTACTCTATTAATAAAGTTTGGAGAGTTAGGGTCTAAGTTTACATTTGAATAAGTTTCTAATACATTTTTTTTCTTATCAGTATCGTTGAAATCTCTTACTACAACTGTAAATGTACCATAATCAGTTCCGTTTGTTGTACCTGCTGCTTTAACATTTGTAATACCAACTTTTATTTTAGTATTTGCTACGTTTCCTGCACCTAGTGTTTCAATTTGGAATAGAGGATATCTATCGTTTGAAATTAATTGAGATTGAATAATTGGAGTCAATGCCTCACATGCTTCGAATGTAAAATCTTGTGCATCCAGTACAACTGCACTTGCACTTAAAGGAGTAAGTGTAGCTAATGAACCTGTGAATGAACCTGTTCCTATTCCGTCTGCACCAGATAATGTGAAAGAACCCGTATTAGCTACAAATCCGTTTTCTTTAAAAAAAGCGTATGAGTAAGCTCTTTTTGTACCATATGCAGATGTACCAAATACTGATTCAATATCATTATCATCTAATAATTCTAAAGATGCACTATATCCAGTTGGAGCTATTCCACTACCACTTAACATAATTGAAAAATCACCACTAGCATCTAAATCAGAAATTGTTGTTCCTGTGAAACCAATTGCACTTCCTGATGTATTAAATAAGATACCCAATGCACCTGTATATGAACCGGTTGCTGCTATTAATAATAAAGGAGCGGCTTCGGTATAACCTGTTTTTCCAGCTACTCTACAAATAGTCGCAGTTCCTGCTTCTCTTAAATAATTTTGTACCGCTAAAGGAGTATAATATGTGTCATCTACTACTCCGTATAATGTTTCAAACTCAGCTTGTGAATTTACAATTGTTGGTACTAATGGGCCTTCTTTGAAAGGGCCGATGAATGCTGCTCCGATGTCAGCTACACCTTGTTGTAAGAATGAAAGGTCGTTTTCTTTTGTAAATACGCCTGGTGATACTATCTTTTCTGCCATTTTATATGCTTTAATTTAAATTTATTAGTTCTCAATATAAATATAAAATTTTCAATCAAAACAACAAAATGTTATTTGTATGTTGGAGAGAAATAATTATATGTTTCTGTTACTTTTGTCGAATTTTGTAATACATTATAGAACAATACTGGTCCTATTTGTCCATTCCAAAATGTTGTTCTTGCACTATTACTACCAATTGTTAAAAAGTTAGTCGAAGATGGTGCCGTAAATGCGGATGAACTAAATGTTCCAATTGATGTACCATCTACATATATAGTACATGTTCCATTTGGTTGAAATGTTACTGAAATCATATACCAAACATTTGCTGATAATGAAGTCGTTAATTGTGCACTATTTCCTAATGTACTACCATAGAATTTTACTCTATTTAAAGTAGAACTATCCGTTGACTCAATTGCCAAACCATAGAAACCTGCGTAGTCAAAAATGTGTCTTGACCCTACACCTAATGTTGTTGTAGGTCTAATCCACATATGAATTGTACCGGTATTGGTATTGAATTGAGAAATACCACCATTAATATTTGTTGTAGTATCTTTATACCAGAATTGGTTTGTACCATTTCCAGTCCAATATTTTTCTTTTTTACTTGCACCATTATTATAAGATGGGTTACCACCACTTATACTTGCTGCGTTTGTTACACCTGCAGGTCTTACACCGGTATTATAACCTGAAAGGTCTAACCAGTCTGCTGTTGCTGTACCATCTGTTGATGATGCTTTTCCTGGGTCAACATACATTCTTAATCCTGAAGATGGGATATATGGTTGAGTTGTTGTACCTTTGTTATGTGAAATTAAACC